GGTCTGGCGATAAGGGGGGGGTGGTTTCCCTCTTAATGGGTCCAGGCTCCGAAGAATTATTTACAAAGGGGGCTCTATCATGACGACCTACCCTGAGCCGATGGTCGCGAGAGTGATCGGGATCCCGAAGACACGGATTGCCAAGCTGAGAAAGGAAACCCTCACGAGGCCCGGCGATTGGGATCTGATCAAGCACGTGGTGCACTATCAGAAAGAGGGTCTGGAAAAATTGCTCGAGGGGCTGGGCTTAGATGCGGAGGTGTTCGGCTGGGCAGAGCCCGGCGAGGCCAAGGCAAAGGCCGCTCCGAAAGCGGAGCCCGCGGAAGCTACCCCAGCGGCTCCGAATGAGGCCCCGGCGCCAGAGAAAAATTTTACGGGTGCGGATGCGGTGGCGAAACAGGTCGAGGCGGCGGATCGGCCGATGATCGAGCTCACGGTCGCGAAGCTCTCGCGCAATCCGCTCGTGCTGCACGCGACGACGCCGGGCGGCGCCGAGGTGCTGGTGAAGGTGAAGGTGAATCGCAATTTCCGCGCTGGGATGAAGCTCAAGGCGAAGGAGCCGAAGCGCCCGGGCGTTTGGTTTCATGTGGGCAACTGCCCGCGGCGCCCCGGCCACTACTGAAAAACTACTCTTATGAAAACCCTAACTAATAACCCCAATCCCGCGATCGTGCCGCACCCGCAAGGGGGCTGGACGATTGCGCGGCCGGTCAATTCCGGCACGGCCCGCGTTTATGATGGCCAGTATCTGACCCGCACCGCGGCGCAGGCTGCCCTCATTCCTTCAACCAAGGCGGCAGCATGAAGCGCTCGACCATTCGGCATATTGACCCGGCAGCGGCTCAGTGGGGGCTGCGGGATCGCTATATCATGACGCTCGTGGATATCGCGATCGCGGGGATCGTGGAGTGCTTGGCGGTGCTCTTTCTCTTGATCGTGGATCAACCGGCGCAGGTGGGTATCTTTATTGGGATCCTCTGCTTTGCGATGGTGGTGGGGATCGTGAAGTGCCGGAAGGCTTGGCGGTTGTGGGTGGAGATCCAGGAACTCGAGGAGCTCGTGCCGTGACTCTCTGGACGCGAGACGCATCGATGCGTTACCTCAACGACAATCCTTTGCCGGGCGGCTTCGTGTGGCCTCATCGGGATGGCGGCGAGCGCAGCGTGCACCCCTCGCACACGGAGGTGATCGCTTACGGCAAGTGGTTACGGGAGACGCCGTATTTCGCGGGGCTCTTCGAGCTCTGCCACGATCTACTCGACCAGGAGACCGAGCTGGGCAATGGCGCCTGGCTCGCGGATCTGCTGAGCGCTCTGCGCACCAAACATCAGGATTTGAAACCCGAGCCCGGCCGCGAGTCGTTGGCTCATCGGCTCCGGCCTCTCGTGCGGAGCCGCGATCAACAAGAGCTCCCGATCAAAATTTAAGGACACAGAACTATGCCAAACAGAATTATCAGAGCCGGGATCCTCACTTCGGAGAAAATAAACGAGCTTTCCGTTGAGGGTGAGGTGTTTTTCCGGCGCTTGTTGTCCATTGTGGACGATTACGGGCGCACGGAAGCGCATGCGGGGCTCCTGCGCGCGGCGCTCTATCCCTTGCGCATCGACCGCGTGAAAGAGCCGATGATCAAGCGGATGCTGGCCGAGGTGGCCAAGGCGAAGCTGATAAAGCTCTACGAATCAAAAGGTAAACACTATTTGGAAGTGGTTAATTTCGGCCAACAAAGGCGCTCTGCCAGCAAGTTTCCCTCATGTGATGCGCCAATGATCGCAGATGCTACGCAAGAAATATCAGGCGATACGCAGAAGAAAGCAGATGCGCACTCAGTCGTAGTCGTATCCGAAGACGTAGTCGAAGGCGTAGTCGCGACCGCAAAGCGGCCGAGAGATCTTGCAGAAGTCATCTCCTATGCAGAGACAATCAGCTTATCGAAACTCGAAGCAGAGAAGTTTCACGATCACTTCTCAGCCAATGGCTGGAAGCAAGGCGGCAAGACCACGATCAAAGACTGGCGCGCCGCGTGCCGGAATTGGCAGCGCCGCACGACCGAGTTCGGGCCTTCGGGAAATTCTGGTTCCGACAAAAAATTTATCGGCGGGGCGCCCGCGGTGCCGTTTGATCCGAAGTTGGTCAATGCGCACACCGGCGGGGTGGAGGTGGTATCATGAGCGCCGAGAAACGAGTCGAGCATATCGTCGGGCCTGCGGGGCAGGAGATCGAGGTGATCGGCGGGCAGGCGCCGCCGCACTCGATCGAGGCTGAGCACCGGCTGATCTCGAGCGTGATCGCCGATGATACCGGCGAAGCCTGGGCGATCGCGGTGAATTGCGGGGTGAAGGCGAAGGCATTTTACGAGCCCGCGAGTGGCCTCGTATGGGGGCTGATCCACGAGCTGCGCCAGGCGGGGCAGTCGGGGGTCGATGTGGCGGTGCTGGCGGAAGAGCTGCAGCTGCGCGGCGATCTTGAGAAGATCGGCGGTGTGCAGGCCCTATCGGAAATGACGGCCAGCGCGAGCACCTCGGCCAATACGCGCTATTATGCCGAGCTTGTGGTGCTGCTTTGGGAGATGCGCCACACGGTGAAGCTCGCGGCGAGTCTGCGTGAATCGGCCCTTGATTTCTCGACCCGCGATAAGTTTGCCGAGAGCGCGGCGGATATTGGCCGCAAGCTGATCGGGCTCGGGCGCAAGGCGGCGAAGCAATCCCTCGAGGAAAAGATCGATTCGGCCAAGGATGAAGTGCTCGCGCTGGCCTCGGGCAAAGTGGATCGCAGTCGCTGGGTGCCGAGTGGGCTTGAGCGCTTCGATGCGCAGTGTAAACCTTTTGGCGCCGGTGGGGCCGATGATAAATTTATCGTGATCGGGGGCGGCTCCGGGCACGGCAAGAGTGTGGCACTGCGCCAGATCGCGCGGGCCTCGCTCCACCAGGGGCAGCGTGTCCTGGCTTATGTGCGGGAAACGGGGGTAAAAGGATTTTGCAAGATGATGGCGAGCGCCGAGGTGGGGTATGATCTCGATATCGAGGATCAGCCGGTGGATCGCCAGAAAGCCTTTTCCGACGAGATGGAACGCATGATCGAGGAGTGGGCGAATAAGCGCCTCTTCTGTATCGAAAACGAAGCGGCCTCGCCACTGGCGACGATCGAGGATCTCTGCTCGCATGCCCGCGCCTGGTGTCACCTGCACGGCACGCCCGATGTGATCCTGGTCGATTACCTGCAAATCTTCGATACCGATCGGAAGGGCCTGAGTAATAGCGAGGCCCGCGTGGCCTTTGTCTCGCACCAGCTCCAAGCCCTGCAGCGCGAGCTCGATTGTGTGATGGTGGTCGCCGCGCAGCTCAATGAGAGCGGCCTCTCCGAATCTCGACAGGCCAAGCACGACGAAGATGGCAAGCTGATCCACCGCATGCCGCACCGCGGCGATCTGCGCGAGAGCCAGGCCATCTATCACGATGCCGATCGCATGATCTTTCTCTACATGCCGCCCGAAGATACGGCGGGCAATTCGCAAGTGCAGCCCGGCCTCGTGCGGATCGAGGTCTGGTGGTATCAGGAGAAGCGCCGCACCGGTCGCACGAGTGCGGTCAAAGCCGTCTTCGAGAAATGCTACACCCGATTTGTGCCGCATGGCGACAAGCGCCCGGCGGGAACAGCGCCCGCGCCGCGCGCGCCCTCGGTGGCCGATGGCGTGAAATTCGATAAATCGAAATACCTCGGAGGTGGCTCGTGAAGATCTGCCCCGACTGCGGCAAGGCCAGCGATCCGCGCACGCTGAGCGGAGTGCATGGATTTATCGAGTGCCCGCATTGCGCGATCGGCTCGCTCTGGTGGCAGTGGAGCAATCCCGGCCCAGGTGAAATCAACCGCGCCGTGATCGATGCCTCGAAGCTCAATCTCTCAAAACCTCAAACCTCAGAATCTTAACCACGGATTACACAGATGAATACCGGATTAAATACCCCGACTCTCTGCCTCACGGCTCCGTGAAATCCAAAATCTGCAATCTAAACTCCAAAATCAAATGAGCACACGACACGATAGAAACTACCGATCATGGGATGGCGGCGGCGATGATCCACCGCATACCGATGTGGTGCTGGATCCGTTGAGCGATCCGGCCACGGATGAGTTTGGCCGGCGGCTTTGGCTGCGCGGCACCTGGCAAGATACGGCCAAGTTTTACCGGCGCCTGTCGGAAGTGTTTGCGCGGATCACAGTGGTCAATGGGGGCACGGAGGATGGGGTGGATATCTCCTCGGAGGATCATGATTGCTTGTTTGCGGATTTCGATGTGACGACCGGCGAAGCCCGGCACCTCACGCTCAAGGGGGGCAGCACCGGCAATGTGTTGCGCGATTGGATCTATCGCGGCCGGCCGCCGCTCCTCGATGCCGAGTTTGGCGTATGGTCTTCGAGTAGCACCGCGCGCTCGAAAAATAATCTGTGCTTGCGCCATCACCACGAGGACGGCGAGCCGATCCGTTATGCCTATGTGCTGGGCTCGCGGCCGATCTGGCAGGCGAGCTACGTCACGCATGTGTGGTGGTGGTCGGTGTGTCTGACCGCGCATTTCTGTGCCAAGTATTTTTGGCATAAAATCCTGGGATTCAAAGATGATTGATCCCGCCGAACATGCCGAGCTTTCGGCTCTCTTTCTCTCTTCCACGAAGCGCCTGGGCTGCGTGACTTCGGAGCTTAATCTCCGCGGCGATGAGCCGGCGGAAAAGCTGCAGCTCTCGGCGCGGCGCCTCATGACAACGCGGCGCGAACTCCTGGCGGTGGCGATGGCGATCGCGGCCGACAAGCAAGAATCTCTCAACGGCTACTACGTGAGCCCGATCTTAATAAACCGCTTGCAAGCCGCGATCACCGCGGCGGGCGACTGAACTCCAAAACCCGAAATCTAAGCTCCAAAATCGAACCATGATTACCTCCTACGCTCACTCCGATGATTACAGCACGGCGACCCGGTGCCAGTCGCTGATTGCTCGCTACTGTCCGGGCCTCATGCGCACCGGCGGCGGCGCGTTGCACGAGGAGCCCGGCATTTACTCGAAGCGGCTCGATCCCGATGAGCGGGCGCAGATCCAATCCCGCCTGCGGGCCACTGCGGGCTCGCTCGAAGAGCGCAAGTGCCTGGCATTGGAGTTTGGGGTGGGTCAAACCGCGATCCGGCGGATCTGGCAGCGCATGGAATCACAGAACGCTCAAGCTCTGCCACAGACGGAGCGCCCAAGACTATGAATACAAAAGAAAACTCCACCGCTCCGGCGGTTGCTCAGCAGCGACTTGTTCTCTCCTTGCGGCATTACGGTGCGCGTCAATACGACCCGTCGAAGTTCAAACCGATTACGGACGATCATTTAGTGAAACCTCGTGGGGGATTCTGGGCATCCCCCGTGGGGTGCAATTACGGATGGCGTGAGTGGTGCGATGCTGAATCGTTCGGTGATCTATCAACCCATTTCGATATTGAATTTGAGGGGGTGGCGCTTGTCATCGACTCGCTGGAAGACGCGAGGGATCAACTCCCGTGGGTCGAACTGATGCCTAATTGGAGTTTCCCGTTGTTCCAACCGTTAGAGATGAGCGGAATCGACGCCGTGTATCTGACCGAGAGAGGCCAACAGGAAACCCGCTTCGCTCGCCCACACAGCCTCTATGGATGGGACTGCGAGTCAGTCCTCGTGATGAACCCCAAATCTCTTAGAGAGAACAGTTCGTGTGAGACGCCGAGCGAAGCGAGGTTGTCTCGAAACGATGGTTCTACCTCCGAATTTTAACCCGTAATAATACAATGAATACAACAACAACAACTCCCGAAACTTGGATGGAAGAAGCGCGTCAAATGGCCGCTCAATGTTGGTGCGACGAAGAGACGAAGCACATAGAAATGGATACCGTGCTCGCGGAATCAGTAGCACGTCGAATCGCAAACTGGATGGACACCGCCGCACAGAATCAACGAAACACGGACTACTACCGTGGACTGCTTGAGAAGTGCGGGAAGGAAATTGGCAAGAGGGCGTATCAACAAGACGACGGCAACTATTGCGATGAGGTGCTATGCGCCAAGATTCCTGAGATAATCGCCAACGACTACAGCAACGGCGGTGGGTAGAACGACCGAGATGTGGGACGCGACGAGAACGCGCTCACGAAACAATCAACCTCCTAAAATAATATGCCTACTCAAACACAGGGCGAGCAATCGCGTTCCACACCAGCGACTGGTTCTGCTCCCGGATATACGATCAACCATGTAATGGACCTCCTGGAAGTCCCCAAGGATAGACTGCCTATATGCTTAGAGGAACTCGCAGACTATCTAGAACTAGCCCGAGTAACAGTCTCGGGAGTGAACACACTAGGCCGACTCATGGGCGTGAAGGACGCCTGCAAGCTCGACGGATTCACATGGATCGACGACGGCGCAAGGGATCAAACCCTCACGATAACCCCGATGGCCGAATCATCGCAGAACCAGCTCAGATGAGCAACGAGGCCCGAAAAACTAAGAACATGAATACACCAAATGAAACACCCGAAAAAGGACAGTCGGCCTCGTGGGCTCTGGCTGTTGGTTCTGCTCTTTATCATCGCGTCATGGCCTATGACTCAACGGACGATCTCACGCATAAAGTGTGGGATGGAACGCCTTGGATGGTGGAGGCATACACGGACAGCATAAACTCTCAACGCTGGCAGAACGTCATGGAGTGGTGTCGTGAATACTGCGGCCCCGAAGCGTGGCCAATCCACGGCAAGGCGGGGAAATGGCATAGCGGAGGCGCAACCGTGAATGGTGAAACATGGATGGGATTTGCCGATGAACAGATGATGAACGACTTCAATGCGAAGTGGCAGAACAATAGAGATGTGGGACGCGACGAGTGCGCGGCCACGAAGCAATCAACCGATTAAAATAACATGAGTGATAAAATCCAAAGCGAGCAATCGCGTTCCACACCAGCGACTGGTTCGGAAATTCCGGTTTGCCCAACCTGTAAACAACACGAGTTCGCGGAACTTTATCCAAGTAAGATAGAGCCTCGTGGATACACTCTCTATTGCCGCAGATGCGAAGAGGGGTGCATCACTCCGCTATTTCTTCCGAACATGAAAGACTAGCGATTGAGCGGAGCGAAATTGCTAGCTCTGACTCGTTCGACCCTAACTGACATAACGAAAACACTATGACACAAGTAACCGAAACAGATATAGAAAACACGATAACATCTTTGGCTCAATCGCTCGATGATGACTTAGCTAAGCAAAGCCAAGAAGACCTGGAGCAGTATTGGTTTTTTAAGTGGGACGCTGAAGCTTCCGACGAAATCAATCTCTACAATTTTCACGACCTGCTAGACCTATACGGGAGCCACTGCCGCCGATGGGAGGAAAAGCACCACGGGCACATCTGTGTGGTCGAAAGAGTGCGCGATAAATATCTAAGGCCAAAGATTCGGGAGTTCCTAGAAATTCTTTCGTCGAACATCAAGAGCAGCCAACCCGACCAATGACTACCGACGACCTTAAATCTCCCGCGAGTAACCAGCAGCGCCCAATCGGGTTGGCTGTCTCGCCTCGTTCGCGTCTTGCCTCCGAACTGCATCGGGTAAGATGTGCATTAAACTACTACGATAAAGGTGCTGGCGTGAGGAGTAAAAATGCTGCGCGTAAAATTTCAGAACTCAAATCGGAACTCAAACGACTACTAGATTTACGCCCGGCGAGAAAGTCTAAACAGCGCCTATACTCTACAAAGGGGCGTTACCGGCGTGGCTGCATGACGCGCATGACTGGCGGAATCTCGAAGCGTCTTGACCGACCAGGGACAGGCCAGGTGTGCGTAAGATGGAAAGCGTCGCTGACCGTGAATGGCTACACCAGAAAGAAATCATTCTCAGAGGGGAAATACGGCAAGGACGGCGCTCGAATGCTGTGCGCACTCTATCGCATGGCATGGATGATCGAGGAAGGAATCTGGAATCCGAATGATGGCGACCCCTTCTCAATACTTGGCGCGGGACAATTCTTCTCGGGGCGATCGGACATGGAAAACACAGGATGCGACTATGAAACTATGCAACAAATGTCCGGCGCTCTCGAATAGCGCGAACCCTGACATGAGCCACGCCACTACAACGCCGCCCCTCAAGGAAAACGCCAACGGCGTTGGCTCTGTGGATTTGTTAGCGGAGCTTCGCGCCCGCTTCCCTGAAGACCGACTGCATTACCCGCCAACTCCCGATTGCAAACGGTGCTCTGGAACTGGTGTCCAACCACCGAAGAAACTCCCGAGCGGCACCATGCTTAATGAGGGCGCGTGCGCCTGCCTTTGGTTCGGGGAGAATACGACATGGCTCGCCGGGCTGCTCGAAAACTGCGCCCGCGATGCTCTTTCCGCGAACAACCCGAGTGAGACAGCCAACCAATAATCTTTAAACAACACCAAGCTCTCGCGCAAACCAGCGGCGTGAGGCGGCTTGTCTCGAATCGCTGGTAGGATAAATACTATGGGAACATACGATCAGACAACTGCGACCGCGACTAGCAGGGATTACTTAATATCATACTGCACGGACACGAACTGCACCACGGCTGGAACTAATGACGGCACGGTAAGATACACGATTATCGTGCCGCCTCCGCGCCAATTGTTGGTGAAGCCACCGCGTCACTGGAAGCAAAGTAAAATCGACGGATTCGCAGGACTGGTGAACGAGGAAACGCATACGGGATGGCGAGTGACCGCTCTCGTGCGTGTGCAAAAAATATACGATAAAAATGTAGAAAAGCTGAGTATGGCGAAATTCAAAGCCCTCATGCTGCAAACCTCTTCGCCGGAAGATGCAGAGAAAATCAAGAGGTTCTTTGCCCGAAAATCCTACGTTAAAGCTGAGCCACGCGGGCCAAAGGAGGAGAGATCATGATTGCGGTGATGCTTGCGAATATCGGACAGCTGCCCGCGTTGCGCTGTGGCGTCTAGTTAGGCTCTCCTTCGTGCTCCGCAGAGGTGTGGCCAACTCCGTGGAAGGCCCCACTATCGCGCCACCAATCGATCAGCCAACGATGCGCGATCTCACGCTCCGAAATGTCGGCTGGATATGGCAGCGCATCAGCCAATAAACGGAATGACATCAGTAAAGAACCGACAACCTGAAATCGTAATGAAAAGAAAAACATGGGCTCTTCTTCTAATACGGGTGGCTTCTGGTCTCGAAGCCACTGCTCAACGGCTGCTTCGATGCGCGCGACGTGGGGCCGTTCGATCAGCTCAAACGCCTGAACGCGCGCTGGCAAATCGGCATCAGTTGTCGCTGGCCGTAGCCAGGGAGCTGCTGTCCAAGGGAGATATGGGATGGCAAGAGCGACTGACTCGCCGAGCGAATACCAACGATTCTCTTCTTCCTTTGAATACTCGCTGCGCATCGGATCTTTCTTTGCCTAACGGTTCTGATGAGCAACGAGGCCCGAAGTAATACCTGATATGAATACACCAAATCAATCACCCGAAAAAGGACAGTCGGCCTCGTTGGCTCTGGCTGTGGGTTCGACTCTAGTTGAGCGACTACGCGAGGGCGCAATTCAAACTCCGCGACGCTGGTCTGGCGACTGTGGAGAAATGTCCACTGTGGACGAAATCGCGACCGATGAACTCATGGTAAAAGCCGCAGACGAAATTGAACAATTGGAGGCAAAATACTATGATTTGATTTATGCCGTATCTCAAAAATGGCCGAATGAAACACGGCACGAAACAGCTTTTCGATACATTCGACAGGCCGAAACGATTACCAATGAACCCGCACAGTCGAACGACCGAGATGTGGGACGCGACGAGATCGCGGCCTCGAAACCCTCAACCGAATAAAATACCATGCCCGATAAAACACACTGCGAGCAATCGCGTTCCACACTAGCGACTGGTTCTGTATCCGATTATCGAAGAGGATACGCAGCAGGACATGCTGCCGCGATGCGTAGCAAGCGACCTATCAAGCCACCTCCCACCTATAAATATAAAATTATGCCCAACGCGATAGTCTGTGATCTAGCCGATCCCGTGCAGCGCGAAGGATACGAGACAGGGAAGTGTAAGGATGGCTCATTCAGCGATAATCCATACGAACAAGGCTCCGATAAATACTACCGATTTAATCGAGGTGTCCAAGCGGCATGTGAAATCATCGAACTCAAGAGACAGAACGCTTCAGGTCTGCCACCTGCGACGAACAACCAAACAGGGTTAAACGAATGAATAAACAGGGTATAATCGAAAACGAAACGCCGACACCTAGCGCCAAGCAGGTTGGTCAGCACCGTCTTGTTCTGCTTGATCTGTTTTGCGGGGCTGGTTGTGCAGGGGAAGGCTACCGCCGAGCCGGATTCGACATTGTAGGGGTGGACATCAACCCTCAGCCAAACAATCCCCACACGTTCATTCAAGGTGATGCGTTGGAATATCTGCGAGCTCACGGGCACGAATACGACGTGATTCACGCAAGTCCGCCGTGCCAGACATTCACAGTCTATCGGAATTGCCGACCGGGGCACAAACCGAAATGGCCGGATATGATCGAGCCGACCCGGCAAGCACTGGTTGCGAGCGGCAAGCATTGGGTTATGGAGAACGTCCCAGGAGCTCCGCTGAAAGATCCCGTCCAACTGTGCGGGACATCGTTCGGAATTAGGGTGCGGCGACATCGACTGTTTGAGGCGAGTTTCCTGATTGATCCAGTGCCGTGCGATCACAAGCGATTCACTGCCCGAATCTTCCCCGGATCGACGAACCGCCCCAACGGTCGGACGGTGTGCAACGTGGGAGAGTATCGCGTCCCGCTCGCGGTGCAAAAGGAACACATGCAGGTCGATTGGAATTTAACACTCAGCGAACTCTCGCTAGGAATACCGCCCGCTTACACGGAATACGTGGGCCGTGAATTTTTGAAGCAGAACAGTTCGTGTGAGACGCCGAGCGAAGCGAGGTTGTCTCGAAACGATGGTTCTACCTCCGAAATTTAACCCGTAATCAAACCCTCAACTATATAATAATGCACGTTCCATCAGGACAATTAACTCAAGAAGAAATGACACAGTCATCAGCCTTTATACGCAACTTCGTTCCCGTCGACATGAAAGACGCGACCCCAAAGCAGAAAACAGGCATGCAGGTCAGCCCTCACGATCACCGCAGCAAACTAGGTAAGGTGCTAACGAAGCAGACTCGATCACGTCACGTTCCACACGTAGGGGCCAAGCAACGCGCAAAACTGGCCGCAATCGGGCAGTAGAACATCTAACTCACCCGACGACGAACCACCGAAAGGATCAAAATGAAACAAGAAACTATCGAGACATTACCCGCCGAAGTGCCAGCCCGCCGTGAGGAGTTGGGTGAAGTGTCTGGTTCGTCTAAATGGGTTATGGTTTCAGATCACCCGTATTATCCAAATGTTTCATATTTTGACACTGAGGCCGAGGCGCTAAAGGAGGCGAGTGATGAGGTCACGCAGCTACATGAAGCCGACGGAAGGCACGATGAAAGCAAAGTATTTGTAGGGCGCGTGACGATGCTGAAGAACATAAAGACCCACTACTGAGACGAACAACTGAATATGCCACACCTAAACACACAGGTAAGACGCAAATCTTTGCACCGGAGTAAGAACTGCTGCCGCGCGGCTCGGTTTGCTAAGATGCGCGCCGCCAAGGAGCGCAAGCGCATAGAGCGGCTCGCGCTCCCGGATGTGCTGCCCGATACTTCGCATTGCAAGATGCCCGCGGCGAAGCCTTCCGGTTTCGAGCTCACGATCCGGTGTCTCGATGATGGAGTTAAGGTCAAGCTGCGCACGGTGCGCGATCCGTGGGGTGGGCTCACGGTCTCGCCTACGCTGGCGGGCCGCAAGGTCGCGGCGGTGCTGGCTAACTATCTGCCCGATAATTCCTTTCGGATCGTTTCCTGATTTTCCTGATTTCCATATAAATCCTATTCCGAATTTTCGAGCATGAATCTCTCTGATCAAACAGCTCCTTTGTTGGCCCCGGGTGAAGCCTGGTCCTCGGACGTTTGGGCCTTGCTGGGCGTGACTCCGCACCCGGTGGCACCGTTGCCGGATGAGGCTTGGCTGCGCGCGAATAGCGTGGGGGCTTTGCTCGAGTTTTTGAATGAGCGCGAGGAGACGATTCACCGGATGCAGGCCGATCCGGCGCGGTATGGTTTCGAGCCCGGATCGTGGAAGGTGCTCGATGCGTTGTGCGGTTTCCCCTGGGAGGATCCGTCGCGGGAAATGATTCTCACCGCGAAGTCGATCACCGAGCGCGAGGAGCTCCAGGCCAAGCAGGATTGGGCGCTGGCGGTGCGGCGCCGGTTGCTCAAGCGCGATGCGCCGATCAAGATCCTGCTGCTTAATGGCGGCAATCGGGGCGGCAAGAGCGAGTGGGCCGCAAGTCGGGTAAACAAGCTCTTGCAGTTTAAGGCCGGGGCGCGCGCCTGGGCTTTTCACCAGGATGCGAGCATGAGTCGCGACTATCAGCAGCCGCTGATTTATAAATATATTCCGGCCGAGCTGCGCACGGAGAAGGGTATCCGCCTCAACCCGGCCTACATTGCCTACAAGCAGCAGACGGGTTTCTCGGAGGAGAAGCTCGTGTGGCCGAATCGCAGTGATTTATCGTTTCGCTACTACGAGCAGGATGCGGCCAAGATCGAGGGCGGCGAGTTGGATGTGGTCTGGTGCGATGAGCTGGTGCCGGCCTCCTGGATCGAAACGCTCAAGGCTCGCGTGGCGACTCGTGCGGGCTGGTTGTTGATTACCTTTACCCCGGTCGGCGAGCTCGGCACCGCGGCCGGTGGCTACTCGCCCACGGTTAAAATGTTTCTCGACCGCGCGACCACGACCGCCGAGGGCACGGCGTATATGTGCCCGGCCGATGGTGGGGAGCCCGATCTCGAGCTCACGCTCGCCGGGCAGGATTTGATCGCGCTTGCGGAGGGGCGCCCGAGCCAACCCGCGCCGGCGCCAGGCCGTGAATTTCGCAAGGTGCCGCGGGTGATGGCGATCGATGATGAGAGATCCGGCGTGTTCTTCTTTCACAGTTTCGACAATGCGTATGGCAATGCGCCCGAGCTCGTGGCGCTCTATAAAGATTCACCTACGGCGGATAAGCTCATGCGGTTTTACGGGCTCGCGGAGAAATCGATCTCGGGGAAATTTCCGCGATTCAATCCCGCCGTGCACGCCGCGATGGCCGGCGAGCAGATGCCGCGCGCGGGCACGGCTTATATGGTGGTCGATCCGTGCAGCGGTCGTAATTGGGCGATGCTCTGGTGCCGCGTGCTCGATACGCCGCGCGGGAAAACGTATTACATTTATCGCGAGAGCCCTTGCCCCGGCCGCTACGTGCCGGGCGTGGGCGATATGGGCGAGTGGGCGGTGCCGGGCGAAAAGCACGATGGCGCCAAAGGCCCCGCGCAAACGGCGCTCGGCTGGGGCCTGAATCGCTACCTGCGCGAGATCTACCGGCTCGAAGGTCGCACCGATTGGGAGGAGGTCGTGCTCGATGATAAACCTTTCCAGTGGGATAAGGATGATACCCCCGAATATACGCCGATCAGGAAGCGCAAGCGCCGCCCTGAGCAGGGGGAGGATGTGTATTCACGGATCTTAGACAGCCGCGCGGCCGCGCATCCCACGCAGCAGCGCGAGGGCTCGACCACCCTGCTCGAGGAGCTCGATGAGCTCGGCATGGAGTTTGTGCCCGCGAGCGGCGGCGCCTATGCCGATGATACCAAGGTGCATTGGGTGCACTTGATCAATGATCTCCTGGACTACGATGAGGGGCAGCCGATCGATAGCTTGAATTGCCCGCGGCTCTATATCGCCAAGGAATGCAAAAACTTAATCTTTGCGCTGCAGAACTGGACCGGGGAAGACGGCCAGAAAGGCGCCTGCAAGGATTTTATCGATCTCGTGAAATACCTCATCCTCGCCGAGACCGAAGACTACGGAGAAAACGCCGCATGAAGCCCGGAACCGAGAGGCAACGCGCTTTATGTGGAAAGCTGGAAAATCAGGAAACAAGGCACAAACGGAATTATGAAAATCATTAAAGAAGGAAGTGCGCAGATCGGGAAGTGGTGGGTCGGACTGATATTAACCTGCCCGACCTGCGGCCGAGTGGTCGAGCTCGAAGAGGGCGATGATATGATGGCCGATTGGGAACCTACCGAACCAAATCAAGTGAAGATTTACTGCGACAACTGCCGCGATGTGGGGTTTACCGCCCAGCTCGCCGACCACGATCCTGCCTCACAGTCCGTTCCTTCCGTTTCCTGAATTTCTTTCTGAGTTCCACATAACTGCTCTGCCTCCCAGCAATCCACATTCCGCAATCCAAAATCCAAAATCGAAATGATCACAATCAATCCAGAGCCCGAGGGGCATTTATTACAGCGGGGGGATATCATGGCGTGGTGCGATGGGATCTCCGTGGAGCAGTGGCGCAAGATTCAGCCGCACCTGACCGTCGTTAAATTGCCAGGGTGCGCGAAAAACTATTATGCAAAATCAGACGTGAAGCGAAAGCTCGTCGAACCTTTATCTCAAGAATTATGAAAAACGATGAACTTAACCACGGTGCCGCGATGCGCCTCGATGATGATCAACCCAACCTCTCCTTAATGGAGGAGGAGCTGCAGCAATCGACCGAGCAGGCGAGTGATCGCATCACCGCGATGGCGACCGATGAGGATACCCGCTTTTGCCGGTGGTCGCAGCAAAATGCCAGTGGCCGCAAGGGCCTGATCGGCGCCGATGGGCGCCCGGCCGAGCCGTGGGCGTATAGTGCCGATACCCGGCACCACCTCGTGGATGAGATCGTGCGCGATCAGGTGACGATGATGAAAGTCGCCCAGCGGCGCTCGCGCCTCACGGTGCGCGGCACCGAGGCCGGGGATATGGCGCGAGGCGGCAAGACTCAGATTTACCTGGACCAGCTTCGCGATACCCGGATCCGGGAGAATACGGCGACCGAGAGCGAGCTCGCGGCCAACTGGCGGCAAACGCATGGCTTTGCTTTGATGAGCATTACCTGGGCGCAGGAATACGGTCGCGATTACGAGGTGGTTACCCTCGAGGGGCTGCAACAAGCGGCCCAGCAGGGCGATCAACAGAGTGCGGCGCTGGTGGCCGATCTGTTTTCCGAAGAGCCCGAGGTGCGCGCGGCTTTGGCGGCGCAGTTGATGGCCGTCTACGAGGATCTCACGAAGAAGGAAGCGCTCAGCCAGTTAAAGGCGCTCAAGGATGCGGGCACGATGGAGCTGCCGGTGCGCTACTTGCGGGTAAACGAGCCGCGATGGGAAGCGCTCAAGCCGTGGCGCGATGTGTTTCTCCCGGCCAATACCGAGCAGGTGCAAAACGCGCGGTGGATCGCCTGGCGCGTGACGCTCAATGCCTCGCAGCTCGAGGAGAAAGCGCTCAGCGAGGGCTGGGATCCCGATTTTATCGCCGCGGTGCAGAAAACCGAAGGCACCACGATTTTAGAAAACATCGACGGCGGGCGGGTCGCGACAGATCGCCAGACCGCCGATCGCGCCGAGGCGATGGATGGCCTGCATGAGGTGTTCTATTTTTACTACACCGAGGCCGATGAGCACGGCGTGCCTTGTCGCTACCGCACGGTAATGAGCCCGCATATCGCCAAGGATAGGCTCGATGGCCCGCTCTACGGGATCGATGAGCCGGTGGGCTACGATCACGGCAAGATGCCCTTTGTCGAGCTGCGGGCCGAGCTCGCGGATCGCCAGTTGATCGAGAGCCGCGGGGTGGCACAAATCGCGGGCTCCTGGCAGCAGGAGAAGAAGCACCTCCGCGATGCCGGGCTCAATCAGACGGATCTTTATTTGCAACCGCCGATGATCCGCCCCGAGCGCGAGATCGGCCTGCCGCTCAAGATCCAGCCGCGCGGCGAGATCGGCGAGCGCCGGGGTGGGGGCCAATCCACCCGGCAAATGAGTGTGCCCGATACGGCGCCGGCCGCGAAGCCGCTCGAGCTCGAGGTGATGGGCGATGCCGATCGCTATTACGCCCGCGACCGCGTGGCCAATCCGGTGCGCGCCGGGCTCTACGATCAGGATCTGGCCGATACCTGGTGCGGCGAGCTGGCCGAGTGCTGGGGCATGACGCTGCAGCTCGCGCAACAATTCGAGAGCGATCAGAAGTTCCACCGCATCGTCGGCGGCAAGCCGGTGCCGTTTACCGTTTCCCGCGATGAGATCCAGGGCGAATACGATCTCAAGCTCACGTTTAACACCGATACCTTGGATCCCGAGAAGATGAAGGCCAAGCTCGAGACGCTCCATAAGCTGATCATGCCGATGGACCGGGCTTCGCAGATCAACCCGGCGCCGATCGTGGCCGGGCTCGTCGCGCACTATTTCCCCGAGTTTAGCGATGCGGCGCTCGAGGATGTATCACAGAGCAGCGCGCGCGAGATCGAGGATGAGCAAAAGAATTGGGCCTTGATCATGGCGGGCGAAGAGCCGCCGATGCACGAGGATAACCAGAATTTCCAACTGCGCTTGGAATGGCTGCAAAACAAGATGGAGCAACCCGGCGCGATGGCGCGTTTCGCGCAGCTCCCCGATAGCGATGAGATCAGCCAGAAGCGCTTGCAGCACCTGCAATTTATGGCACAGCAGCCGCAGAACGCACAAACCGGCCGCGTCGGCGTGCAAGCCGGATAAGGAAACAGAAACCACCTAATGAATTTATGTGGAAATCAGGAAAGTCAGGAAACAAGGCAGAAATTCAAAACCCCCACGAAAGGAAAACTAGATCATGAAATTATATAATCCATTTAAGAAGATCCGCGAACTGCGGGCCAATGTCCGCGAGCTCGAGAAGAGGTGCGAATCTGATAAATGCTGGCGCGAGCTGCACGAAAGCCGGATCCACGATCTGCGCCGCGAGCTCCTCGAGGCCGCAGCTCGTGAGAGCGAAGCTCTGCGTCCCGTTGCCTGGCCGAAACCGGCGGATCGGTTGAGCGATCTGCAGATCAGTGAGGAGATCGGGGCCGATCCCGGGCTCGGTGCGCTCAAGGCGCTGCACCAGCTCCTCGATGATGAGATCTCCGATCAGCTCGATAAATCTACGCTCCCACCGCAAGCAGGCTTCACCCCTGCCCAGCGCGAATATGCCGCCGGCGGGGCCGAGGCATTGCGCGAGTTTCAAAGTAAGCTCATGGCGATCCACACCCGGCGCGCTCGTGAGGATGCGCAGGATGATGAGCAAGAGTAAGACCCCTCTCTGCGATGCGGAGCACGATCCATTTCTATCACTCAGTGAATTGATGCGTGGTAAGTGGGTGCCCTTGAAGTTCGCGCAGCAACTCGAGATCGAGCTGCGGAGATTAAACGCGAAGCTCGCGAAGAGCGCGAAGCCGTGAGGCCCCGCACTTTATGTGGAAATCAGGAATCAATCCAGAAACAAGGCAGAAGTCGATCAGTTGCCTCTCAGTCCGTTTCTGCCTTTTTTCCGTTTGCTTCCACATTCTATATTTCGGCGCGGCTCACGGCGTATAAAACTTAAAGAAGGCGGTTAAATGAGGGGGGTAGCGGTGTCTAGGGTGGGGTAGGTAGGGCGATGTTTTGCGACCCTTGGCGGGGGCGTGGTGGGTAGGGGGTATGAATACCCTGCTCAGTCGTTGGCAGATCATACCGGGCTCGCTTTGCGTGCCTGGTTCCCTCAGCGGCGTAACCTTAACGGAAGGTCAAAACCCGTGAGTAATCCAGCCGGCGAAAGCGCCACACCCCAATCAACCGAAGCTACCGAGGTGGATCTTAATACGATCCTCTTTCCGACGGAAGCTCAACCGGATCCCGCAGCCGAGGCTGCCAGTGATGAAGCAATCGAAGGCGAACTAATCGAAGAGGAGGGCGCGGGCGCCGGCCACGATCCCGAATTTGATGATGAGCTCGGCGACGAGGAGGAAAACCCCGCCGCGGGCGATGGCGATGAGCCGGATCCCGAGGCAGCCCAGGATGAAGCGGAGGGCGAGGAAACCGAGGCCGATGAGGCCGCGGACGCTACCGAAGAACTGGATGAGGAAGATGCTAAGGCGCGTGCTAAATTTACGCCCGAACAGCAAAAGCAGTTCGACAAGGCGATGGCTAAGAAGTCGCGCAAGACCGCAGAGATCAAAGCGCAACTGGATGAGCGCGAGCAATCGCTCACCCAACTGCAGACCGAGCTCGAGGAGGCGCGCGCTAATCCGCCCGCCACCGCTGCTCCTACTCCCGACAACCCGCTCCTGGATGTGGCCGATGAGGCCGCGCTCGAGGAGCGACTCACGATCGCGCGCAAGCGCCGTCGCTGGGCTCGCGCCAATCTCAACGGCGCGCTGCTCGATGCTGAGGACGGAAAACAGGTCGAGTTTACCCCGGAACAAGTGGGCGAAATGCTCGCGGAAGCCGAGGAGTTGATCGAGGAGCACGTGCCCGCTCGGCGCGAGTTTCTGCGTGTGCGGCACACGGCCGACCAGGAAGCCGAATCGGCTTACCCCTGGCTTAAAAACAAGGCCACGGCTGGCGCCGTCGAAATCGAGAAAGCCCTGCGGCAATACCCGCAGCTCGGCGGCCTCGTGCCCGATGTGAAGCTGGCTATGGCCGATATGTTTATTGGCCGGAATATGCGCCTGATCAAAGCCCAAGAGGCGGCGAAGAAAGCAGATCCGAAAAGTAAGGCCACCGGCAAATTGCCCGGTGTTCGCAAGGCTCCCGCCTCACCGGCGGGCGGCACCCGGCCCGCGCGCGTCCATGCGCAGGCGATCCAGAAGAAGACCGCTGCCAAGCGCTTCACGGAAACCGGGCACGACCAGGACAACGCGGCGCTCCTCGCGGTATTAAACGAATAACAACCGGCCCGGCGAAGGCGCCGCTGGGCCATCCAAAAACTAAATATCATGCCAGGATTACAAGAACCAAACCAAGTCGGCAAGCGTCAGGATTTGTCCGACTACATCACCAACATCGAGCGCTCGGAAACGCCGCTCTTCACGATGCTCCCCAAGGACACCGTGCACAATACCAAGTTTGAAACGCAAGTGGATGACTATGGCGATACCGACGATATCAACGGCGTCGGCTCCGGCGAGGATGTGACTTCGTTTGATAACATGGCCGAAAACCGTGGGATCATCGAAAACTACGTCATGAAGATGCGGGAAGTGCCGATGGTGGACGATCTCGCGGAAAACGTGAGCGAAAACCCGGCGATCTCCAAAGGCGAATACGCCGAGGCCGTGCGCAAGGCGACGATTCGCATCAAGTTCCGCGTGGAAAAGCGCATACTTTCCCAGGTGGAAGGGACAGCGCAGAGTGGCGCCACTAAATACGGCACCTGCTCGATCGGTGGTTTCCTCAAATCCGGCGCGCCTACTGGTGCGCAGATCGTGCCTGAGCGTTTCCGCCCCGCGGCCGCGCAGGTTTACACCGGCACGCTCGCCGCTCTCGAGGAGTCGGATGTGAATAACATCGCGCAAGAAGTCTTCGAGGCCACGAATGGCATGGGTAAATTCCACGCTCCAGTGGGCTCCGAGCTCAAGCAGAAGATCAGCCTCATGTCGATCTATCAGCCCGACAAGGCGAGCAACACCGTGGTGCGCCGGATCAACCAATCCGCGGGCGAAGTCTTGCAGACTACGGTCGATATCATGGTGGGCGATTTCGGTCGCGTGGTTCTGGTGCCCTGCACCCGGATGCGCTACTTCGATGGCGCCGGTGCGGCTACGACTACGGCCCAGCGCCGCGGCTCGGGCTACATCCTCGATCTCTCCAAGTGGGGCCTCACCTTTAAACGCACTCCCGGCCATCGTAAGCTGGAAGATCAAGGCGGCGGCCCTCGTGGCATCGTCGATACGATCTTTGGCCTGCGCGCCAAGAGCCCGAAGGCCAACGGTGCGATCCTCGTCTCGGCTTAATCACCGCGACCACGAAACCCTTAACTAAGGAAATTACAGATTATGAATATAAGTGAATTAACTCTCCAAGAGCAGGTGCGCACCGGGTGCCGCTATGCTGCCGAAATCGATCACACCGATCTCAGCGATACCGCGGCGACCACGAAAACCCTCACCTTCGATGCCGGTGGCGTCCTGGGCGATGTGGTGGACCGCGTGTTGATCGATCTCGTGACTGAGTTCGACGGCGGCGCTACTTCCGAACTCACCGTGCAGGTGGGCTACGATCTGGCCGCGGGCACGGATGATCCGAATGGATTGGCCGTGGCTCAAAGCCTGCATGCCGATGCGACTCCGATCAATACGGGGGTGAGCACGCTCGCCGTCGCGTTCTTGGAATCGTATTCGCTCACGGCGCTGTTTACGGCGACGGGTGCGAATCTGAGCACGCTCACGGCGGGCCGGGCGCGGATCTACTTCAACAAGATCAGCCTCCCCGAGCTGCGCAATATCAACGCTGAATAAGCGTTTTGTTACATGACTGCTACTATGCCGCCGGATACACTGGTTGAGGATCACCTGGGGATCGATGGGGAGTATCTCGATGATACTGGCCTCGATGCCTCGGATGGCCCGGGAATCGTGATGCCCGGCGGCATGGATGAGCAGGAGCTGCTTGATTTGCTTTGGAAGGATCTGCACCGCGGCGAGGCCGCGAAGGCGATCCTCACGGAAGCGCGCATGCGGCGCGTGATTGAAACCAGCAAGGATCTCGAACACCGCGCCATCGAAGGGCTCGGACGTTGCGCGGCGAGGATCCCGATGGAAATGTATTTAGAATGGACCGCCCGCGAAGGGCCCGAATTTTGGCTGCAGGAGGATACCCTTGATTACTTTGAAAAGCGCGCCGGTGGCGGCGTGGGCAATCCCGGCTTTAAGATCACGACCCCCGGTAAAACGATGGTCACGGTCGAAACTAATTTCCCGAGTGGGGACTCAGGGAAGTCATGCGATAGCTGTGTTACGGCTGGTCCGGTGAAAGCCGGGCCAGCTAAACCGGCCAGCCGTGGGGGGCGGTGGGCGAGCTGATGATACCCGAATACCTCAGAATTTTGAATGTGGAAGCAAACGAAAGAAAGGCAGGAACGATCCCGATGCACTGCCTCTCGGATCTGTGGCCATCTGTGCAATCTGTGGTTAAGAAACTGCGCTGCCTCACGGCTTCCGTTTCTGCCTTGTTTCCAGCTTTCCACATTAAACTGATTGGGGGATCGAGCTGATGCCTAGAGTTACTTTCAAATCTGTCCTCGAGGGGGTGTATCAAATGGGTGGGGGAGATCCCTCGCAATTTAGCGATGCGGATAAACGCGCGGTGATCCAGTTCATCGCCGATCGCACGCGCGATGCCTGGGAGTTTTACCGCTGGCCCGAGCAGATGCTCACCGAGCCCCGCAACTACCGGCTGGCCTACGATGCGGCGACCACTTACGCGATCGGCTCCGAGGTGTTTTACCTCACGGCCTATTACACCTGCACCGCGCCGAGCACCGGCAATCTGCCGACTGATACCGATTATTGGTCGCCGCTTACCACTTTCCGCAAAGGCATCCCCTGGGCGCAAACCGGGCAGACGGCCATCGAGGCCGTGCTGCGCGTGTGGAACCAGGATCCCGATACTTACGAGAGCGCGCGCGAGCTCGACTATAAGCTCGTGGCCGATGGCCTCGTGCTGGATCCCGGCACCGAAGAGGCGACCGTGTGGGTCGAGTTTCGATCCGGTTGCCCCGATTTTGAATGTGCGCTTTACAGCGCGACCGCGGTTTATGCGATCGGCGATTTGGTGTATGCGGAAAACGAGTGCTACCTCGTGGGCGCGACGACGACCGCCGGGGATCTGCCGAGCACGGCGCCCGCGAAATTCACCCTGCAATCCATCCCCTACCGGCTCGCCCGGGCGATCAAGGCCGGCGCTTTCGCCGACTACCTGACCAACAACGACCAGGACTCCAAGGCGAGTAAGTGGGAAGGCAAATTTAACTACCAGCTCGAAGAGCAAGTGTGGCAGCTCACCAAGCTGCAAGGCCAGACCGGCCGCCCGCAAGTGCGCGTGTAATTTTCAAAAACCTATACCGGAGACAATCAATTATGAATACCACCCTAGTCGTGCGCAGCAAGCAGGTGACGGATGCCAATCCGGTGCCCGTATCTTTGGCGCCCCAAGTCGAAACCGCCCCGAGCAACAGCGCGCCGATCACCAGCGCGGCCGATATCACCCTGGCCGCAGGCGAGCGACTCTTTATCCAAAACCTCGATACCGATGCGCTCTTTGTGCGCCGGGCCACCGGGGCCACCACCTCTCTCTTTAACTACGTGCTGCAAGGCGGAGGCGCGGCCGATGATGGCACCGGCGGCGCTCTCGTGATCGACGACTATATCGGCGTGGTGTCCTTCGCGGGCACGACCGTGCGCTACAACGCTTGGAAGGCTTAATGCTATGAATACACCCAGCACCCCTCCTCGGATCATGATCGGCGCCAGCAGTGGCGCCGCAGGCTCTGCCGGATACTTCCCCGCGCCCCAAGCAGGCGACGAAGGTAAACTACCGCGAGGTGATGGCACCTGGGTGACCGCCCTCGGCGACTATTCCGGAGAAGTCGCCGGTGGTAGCGTGGCGGCCACGAGCACGAGCGCCGGCGATTGGTATGTGATCAATGCCGCTGGCACCTCGCAATCGATCACCTGGGCCGTGGGCGATATCGCCATCTACGAAGGCACCTCGGGCAACTGGTCGCAAGTGGCCGGCACCGGCTGGGGCGTGCCCGCCGCGAGTGATGCGGAAGCGATCGCAGGCGTAGAAAACGCCAAGTATATCGCACCGGATACGCTGCACGCTTATGGTGGACCGCGCTTTGCCAACCGCGCCCCCATCGCCCTACCGATCAGCGACGGAGCGACCTCGAATCGCGCAGTCGTGCAGACAGGCACCACTCGCACCAATCTTGCAGGCGCACCAGCGGCGACATGGCGGGGACTGGTCTATGTGCCAGAGAGTGATCCAACCGTTGACATAGTGGTTCACCAGCTCGCTGGAAGCGCGACCGCGGGCACGACATTCTACGCAAACGAACTGGTCGCAGTCATTGGATCAAATGGCAATTTGACTCTTCAGCAGTGGGGCGCAGCTTTCCCAAGCAATAGATATTTCCTCTACACGGATTTTCGGGCGGCATACTCTGGTCAGTATATTTTTTTAGAAGTCGCTTACGCCAATGGCACAACCGCTCCAGTCGTGCGGGTGAATGACATTGATATATCTGCATCGTTCGCCACAGGCTCAGCTGGGACAGTCCCAGATTGGCTAGATGCCACAATGATCGGTTCGTTCTTGGTCGCTGGCTACAACTGGCCCTCCGGCCCCGCACCCCTCGGCCAATGGATCAACGGCGCACTCTCCGATGCAGACCGCACCTACTGGCGCACGACAGGCCAGCCTCCCGAGTGGGTTGTGGCTGGTGGGAGTATGGTCAGCATCACTGCGGGATCATTTGTCTCTGGCACAGAATACACGATCACCACAGTCGGCACTACAGATTTCACCCTTATTGGGGCCGCCTCTAGCACAGTTGGATTGCGTTTCACTTCAACGGGTGTAGGCACCGGCACAGGCACAGCAGTCAAAGCAGGAGCACTCTCAATCCCCGTCCAAGGGCCAGATGGTATCGTGCTCGACGGCACGCGCTCTAATGCTCCGGTGATCGGCACGATGACGGGGATGCGGTGGAGCAAGACCTCGCCCGTTGGCACACGCTACGGTGTTCCGAAGACATACGACTTTGGTGATATTTCCACGACCGCCGCGACGACTGCCCACGCGATCCTCCCGGCTGGTTGGGTGGTGCGAGAAACGCAGCTCAATGTGATCACGGCCTTCGATGCTTCCCGCGTGCTGGATGTAGGCATCTCGGGCACACCCGAAGCCTTCGCCTCCGACATGGCACTCGATGCCATTGCCTACGTGCTTGAAGCCAGCGCATTGCAAACGCCAAGCGCATCCGTCCGCACAATCTACCTGCAACTCTCTGCCTCCGTAACCGTGGGCAAGGTCGCAGTCGATACCATCCTCGAACGCATATTTTAATCCTATGAAGACCGCCAAAATAGTAACGATCAAACCGCAATTCGGCCAAGTCGAGTATGACATCTATGAAGACGATGTTCTGATCTCACACGGCCACCTCGTGAGCGTGGTGCTCACTGCCGAACGGACCGGCGCAGAGCTGCAAGCTCTCGTGGATGCCGATGCGATTGAGCAGGGATTGCTGCCCGAACCCATCTAAGATGATCATCCACGCCGACAATTCACTACTCAAAGCCGCCGTGATGGCTGGGCTGGTGGCCGTGCTTTGTCTGGCTGGTTTGATGTTCTCAGGGTGTGGCTACGCGAAGCACAAAGATCCCGATCTTTACCGTGAATCAAGCCCAGCCGCTGCGCAAGAAGCCGCCCGCCTGCACGCTCGGGATATCGCTGGTGACTACCACCAGAACAAGTGCTGCGGTTCGATGGAGCCCCTGATCTACGCTGGCGACTGGATCGTGACGAAGCGCGAAGTATTCACCGATGCTCTGCTCGGCAAGGCCGGAGTCTATCGCCGTGAGAACGGCCAGCATCTCCTGCACCGATTCGTGAGTGGCAATGCACGCGATGGGTATATCGCCAGTGGCGACAACAACGCCCGCAGCGAGCCCGACGAACGAGTAACGAGCGCCAACTACATTTCAACTGCCGTCGCCATTTACCGCGTGGCACCAGACCAATGAAGCGCGCCTTTACCACCATCGAAGTGCTGATTGCTCTGGCGTTGCTCGGGCTCGCCTTTCCAGCGCTCAAGCCAAAGTTTTTGGATGGCGATAGTAAGCGCGCGACCGCGAGCCAAGAGGCGACTGCTGCCGTGAGCCAAGCGACCGCCGAGGCCGAAGCTGCCGCGATCAAACGCTCCGCGACCGCTGCCGCGAGTGTGGCACAAATCGGAGTGGCCGCGAGCACGCTGGAAGATTCTCCCGAGAAACAATTTATCACGCGCGAGGTGCCAGTGGCCCAGGCCAATCTGCCCGCCCCCGATGCGCTGGCGATGCAAGCCGCGTATGAGCGCAGGCTGGCAATCATGGAGGGCAAGCTCTCCGAATCCAACCGGCTCTACGGCGATGCCTTTACCCGGGCCGATGAACTCGCCAGCGATCTTATCGTGGCCAACAGCGCCCGCGCCAAAGCCCAAGCCGAGCGCACCGCCATCGACCGCGAGCTGGCCGAAGTCGCCGCCGCGAGACTGGCCGCGAGCAAAACCATGTGGCGCGTGATCATCATCGGCGGGCTGATCGCCGGTTTATACATTTACACAAAGCTCACTCACCTTTCACCCGACGCCTTATCGAATGTGGTGCGGGATATCCGAGGCAGTGAGTCACCCCTTTCCGCGCTGGATAATGCGACCACCCCCCTGCAACAGCGCATGATCCGACGCCTGACCAAACTGAAAACGGAGCCCACAAACTAATGGCAATTACCCTGGAAAAGAAGATAGGGGCGGGATTTGTGCTTACCATTGTGATCAACCTTCTCGCGGTCGGTGCGCTTTGGGGCACCTTTACCGAGCGCGTGGAAACTCAGGGCTTGGCGATCCTCAAGCACGACAATCGAATTTTGAAAATCGAGACCACCCGATTCACCGCGGATAATGCCACGATCCTACGTAGCCAAGCCGTAGCCGAGGCCGTAGCGATATCCACCCGCCAAAACGAAAAGATCGCTGCCGAGATGAAAATCCAAACCTCACAGATCAACGAGATGAAACTCATGCTCGCCGATCTCATCGCCACCCAGCGCGCTAATAAATCCTACGAAAACCGCAACTAATCCCAAACCTCAGAATTTTTAACCACAGATTACACAGATACAAACCGGATAATACCCCGATCCCTGCCTGCCCTTCGTAGCCTTGGCGAAGTAGGGCCTCCCGGCTCCGATTCCCTCCCTTTCCTGACTTTCCAGCTTTCCACATAAAATCGCAATGCGCTCCGAACAACTAGGCCCTTTAGATACGCCACTCGTGCCCGATGGGGATGGGGCGTTTGTGGGGTTTCGTTCGCGGGTGCAGGGCGCGGCGCTGCCTCCGGGCGTGGCTCAGTATTTGCAGAACATGCGTTGCGATCGCGGCACGGCCCGCCCGCGCAAGGGCCTGGAGCCCCTTTCCACGGATATCGATCCGGGATCCGCGGCGGCGCTCGAAATCGAATTTGAAACCTACGAAGAGCTCTCGATCAACAGCATGACGCGCTCGAGCTCCACGGTGACTTGCACGCGCTCCGATCCTCACAGCATGACGACCGGCGATTGGGTGGTGATCGCTGGCGCAGTCGAGACGGATTACAATGGCGATTGGCAAATCACCGTGACGGGGGTTAATACTTTTACTTTTGATATCGGCGCCGCTACGCCCACGACCCCGGCCACCGGCACGATCACTTCCACCCAGGGCGAGCTGATTTTAGATATTTACGACAGCGAGGTGCGCGCTTCCTGCCCGTATGCGACGGCGGCCAATGTCGAGGGCATCGTGCTTTGCCTGGGCGCGACGGCTTATATTTATATCGAGGGCGTGGCCAGCGCGGAGATCGCTTATCCGAGCGGCGAGGTGATTGCGGCCGGGCAAAAGTGCGCGGTGCTGCAGTTTCTCTCGAAGGTGTATCTTTTCCGCGATGGCGATAATGGGCTCGAGTGGGATCTCGATCCGGCCAGCGATTTCGTGGCGGTGCCCAGCGGGGCGCACGCGAGCGGCGGCACGTTTATCAAGATGCCCGATGCGGCCTGGGGGGCGCATGCGACCCGGCGGATGGTGCTGCCTTACGGCCGCGATGAGTTGATCCTTTCCAGTTTCGGCGATGCCGATACCTACGATACGCAATATGGGCAGTTGCGCATCATGCCTGGCACGCGCGACTGGCTGGTGGGGGCAGATAACTACGAGCGCACGCGGATCCTCGTGCTCTACCGCTACTCCCTGCACCTGGTCTCGCTTTCGGAGACGGCGCTCGAGCCGACCGCGATCGATGTGGTGACCCGGCAATTTGGCTGCGCCGCTCGCCGCAGTGTGCAGCTCTGCGATGATCGCATCTTGCTGCTTTCGGACAATGGCGTGAAGGCCCTCGAGTTTACCGGCGAGCTGAACCTCAAACCGGCCGCGACTACTTTCTCGGACAATGTGCAGGATCTGCTCGAGCGGATCAACTGGACCGAGCGCGAGCGCATTTGCTCGATCTACTGGCAAAACCGCTACTACCTGGCGCTGCCCCTCGATGGCGCCGATCGCTGCCGCCACGTGCTGGTGTTTAACTTTCTCAACCGCGAATGGGAATCGCTCGACACCTTCCCCGGCGATATGGATGTGCAGGATCTGCATGTGATCGATAAGGCCGGCGCCAAGCGCCTGCATGTGACGACTTCCTACGGTTTCGTTTTCCTCTACGAGGAGAACAGCGCCGACTCCTGGGCAAGTGCCAATGCTACCCCGGCGGATTACCCGATCGCGGGCCAGCTCCTTACGCGCCGCTACCTGGCGCAGGTGGGCTACGATCGCAAGGCGTTTAAGAGCATCGAGGTGCAGCTCACCGAGACGCTCGGCGATGCCCTCACAATCACGCTCGAGGCGCACAATCCCGATCTCACTCAAGCGGTGCTCAGCCATACGGCGCAAGCCACCGGCGGCTCCACGCTGCGCGCCCGGCCTCGCGCTCGCGGCGTATCCGCGGCCGTGCAGATCGATACCACGGCGGGCCGACCCGAGATCCGCGCGCTCACCCTCGCGGCCACGGTGCCCGGCTCCGATCAACGCGAAAAATCTTAATCAAATTATCTCATGCCTACTCTCTCCAAAGGATTCACCTTCTCAACCTCCGTCAAAACCGTCACCCAAGCGCGCCTGCACAGCTTGGTCGATGATGGCAAGATCACCTTTGCCGGCACCGATGTGCTGGTGGGTCGCAAGACGGCCGGCGCGGGCGATTGGGAGGAGATCACTTGCGGCGCCTTCGGCCGCTCGCTGATCGATGATACCGATGCCGCGACGGCGCGAGGCACGCTGGGCGTGGGCGCTACCGATACGCCTACGATGGCGGGCCTCACCGCGAGCTCCGCGGCGGGTGGGTTTCTCGATGTGATCGATAGCGATTACACGGCCGATTTGCAACGCTTCCGGTTTTCGATGGTGACCGGGCAGATGAATGCGCAGCTCCTCAATGATGATGGCACCTCGCGCATCGACTGCTTCCGTGTCGATACGAATGGCAATTTTATCATGATCCCCAATCGCACCTTTCGCCTGGGCTCGAGCTATAATAGCGGCGCGCCAACCGCGACCGGCTACCTGGTGATCTATGACTCCAATGGCACCGCTTACCGGATCCCCGCCCTGGCCGACTAATCCCGATGCAAATCACCCGAGACATTTTAATCGAGCAGCGCAAAGCCGAGGGCGAGGCGCGCGATGAAGCGATAGCCAAGGTCAATGCGGCGCTCGGGCGCATCCAACTGCTCACCCAACTGATCGACCACCTGGACCAACCGGAGGTGAGCGATGATGAATAACCACTCCGGCCTATCGACTGGCTCAGCCCCTTCGGCGATCTACCAAGCCAAGGAGCTTTATCACACCCACGGTCTCAACCTGGCGAAGGATATCGGCGCGTATCTCGAGCATGGCGTGGTGATTAAATTTGAGGACCGCATGATGCTGGCTCGCCCGATCAACCTCGGCCGCCCGCGCGAGTGGCTCGCGGCCACCGGCGATGAGGCCGATGCCTGGTATGTGCACCTCGCCATCGGCACCGGGCTCGTGCGCTGGTTTATCGCGCAGATGCCTTACTTCCTGCCGAGCATCGCCTGGCGCCGGGAGTTCACCGGCTCGCCGCACTTACATATTTACGACACGAAACAACTTAAAAGGAGGATCGGATAATGGGTGGATCAACTACAGTAGAAGCGCCAACGCCAATCAATCCGGCCCAGGTAGGCCGCGAATCATTGGAGACTCAACTCGAGCTCGCCCCGCAGCAATTCGCCGCCGAGCAACAATTTCGCCCGCAATACGCGGGGCTCGATACGCAGATCGCCCAGGAGCAACTGCCCGGCCAGCTCGATCTCTACCAACAGGCCACGGAGCGCCTCGGCGGGATGCAGCGCGATGCCAATTCGCAACAGCGCGGCGCCGATATCGCCGATGTGCAGCAATACGGCGCCCAAGCCGTCGATGCCTTTAAGGCCGCCAATCCGCAACTGCAGGAGCAGACCGCGCAAATGGCGCAGCAAGTAGCCGCCGGTCGCAAGTCGCCCGAGCTCCTCAGCCGTTTAACCAGCGATGCCAATACCAATCTCGGGCAAGTGAGCCCGCTACAATACCGCCTGCAGGAAGAGGCGATGAAGCAGCTCGGCACGATGGGCAATCTCACTCCCCAGGAAGAGCAGCAAGTCGAGCAGGATACCCGCAAGGGCTTCGCCGCGCGGGGCCTCTACGATGGCAACCGGGCGATCGGTGCGGAGATTCTTAATAAGGATAGCGCCCGCCGCCAGCGCCTGAGCGAATCGCTCAACTTTGCCCAGGGCGTCGATGCCACCGGCCAGCAGCAGATCAACCAATCGCGCACCTATGCCACCGGCATCTCCGAGCTGGGCCGCACGGCGCAGGCCGATCAATACGGCCGCGAATACAGCCTCGCCGGGCTCTACCAGAGCCAAGCGCAAGACCCTTACCAGCTCGTGCTCGGCCGCAGTGGCGCCGTAAACCAAGGCATGAACGCCGGGCAAAACGCGCAAGGAGCGGCGAACGCTGGCCCTCAAATGTTTAATCCTTTTAACTCCTCGATCATGGATATCTACGCGGGAAATCAGGCCAACGAGATGGCCGCCCGCGTGGCCACCGCCAACAACCGCAGCGCGGTTACAGGGGCGATCATCGGCGCCGCCGGTAGTGCGGTAGGCGGCATGTGCTGGGTAGCGCGCGAGATCTACGGCGAGGCCAATCCTCGCTGGCTGCTCTTCCGCCAGCACCTCCTCCGCTTCGCCCCGCGCGAGCTCTTCGCGGCGTATTACGCCAAGGCTCCCGCCCTGGCTGAGCGCATCCGGCATTCCACCACGCTGCGCGAGCACGTGCACGGCCTGCTCGAATCGATCCTTCGCACTTCACCACTTCAAACCCTGGAGGCTTAAACTATGTCACGCGGAAACAGATGGGATAAAAGTTCAATCCTCCTCAACAGCAAGGCCGGCGAGAATTTCGCCGCCGGGCTGGGCGAGGCGGGCCGGGGTATCGCCAAGGCGCTCGAGAAGCATCGCAAGGCCAAGCAAAAGAAGGAAGAGGATGAGGCCGCCGCGGAATGGATCACCGAAAACGCGGATAAATACGGCATGAAGATGGACGCCGACAAGGCCAAGGTCGCCGTAAAAGCGGCCGGTGGGGCCAAGTATGCGATGCCGATGATCATTAGCCTGATCTCCAATTTCAAACAGCGCCAATATACCGACGAACAGATCGCCGCCGCGCAGTGGCAAAACCAGCGCGCGCCAACCGTGGCCGGGCAGAACGATGCCCTTCACGAGCAGAAACTCACGATGAACGATCTCAATATCAAGGATCTTGAAACGCCTTTCAAACCCGAGATGCTCACCGATAAAGACGGCAACAAATTCTTTACGCAGAGCAAGAACAGCGCCCAATACGTGCGCCCGGATGAGGCCACGACAAAGCCCAATTCCTCGATAGGTAAACTTTGGGCCGATGCCGATCGCTTAGAAAAGCTGGGCGATCACGAAGGCGCCAAGCTCTTCCGCAAGATGGCGCGCCAAGATGCCGCCGGTGCCCAAGCTCGCCCGATGAGTGCCACCGATTGGCTGATCACCGGGAATGATCCGAAGCAATACCAGCAGTATCTCCGCGATTTGCAGATCGCCAACCAGGAGCCCGCGCAAGAGACGCCGCCGAAGAAGCCGAGCGGTAAACTTAATTTGGGGTCGCTGACTCCCGCGCAGATCGAAGAGGCGCTGAAAGGCCGCGAGGATTACAACAATGGTTCCTGGCGCCAACGGGGATAAACGATGCCCCGCGATCTATCTCAATACACGACCGCGCAACTCGTGGCGATGCGCGAAGAGTTGCAGAACTCTCCACCGCCCCAAGATGATCCGCCGGATCTGAGCCGTTTCTCTACGGCTGAGCTCGTGGCGATGCGCGATGAGCTCAACGGTGGGCCGCCCAAACCTGAGACCGGCACCGACTTAATCGAAGCGGGCGCCGATGTGGCGATGAATTTCGGCAAGGGCTCCAATGCGCTGCTCAAGATGGCGGGCGATTTCTACGGCCTGGCCACCGGCAATATGGACAACGCGCTGCGCGACTATGGCGAGCACGGTATCGAGTATTTCCAGGAGCGGCTGAGCGATGAATTTAAGGCCAGCGATGCCACGCGCCGCCAGGCGATCGATGGCGCCGATGATGAGCTCGGCAAAGCCTGGGCTTATGTGCGCGAGACCGTCAAAGATCCGCGCCTGCTTTCCGCTGCGCTGGCGGAACAGGCTCCGAATCTCGTGGCGCTCGGCGCCGGTGGTAAGATCGCCCAGGGCGGCGCCAAGGTGCTGCTCAAGAAACTCACGACTCAAACCGCCGAACAGGTGGCCAAGCGCTCGGCCCAGGTGGGCGTGGCGTCGGCCGTGGGTGCCGGCGCAGGCATGCAGGGCAGCGATGTGGGCGGCGATGTTTACCAGCAGATGATCGATGAGCTCGAGGCGATGCCCGAGAAGGAAGCGCGCGCGATCCCGCAGATCAAAACTTTACTCGACCAGGGCGCGGATCTCGATGAGGCCAAGCTCGCGCTTGCTCTCACTGCCGCGCGCAAGACCGGGGCCGGAGCCGCCGCGATCAGCGTGGGCTCGCAGCTTATCCCCGGTGGTCGCTCGATTGAAAAGGCTCTCGTCGGCGGGCCCGCGGCCGGCAAGGCGCGCGGCTTGCTCGCTCGCATGGCTATCGGTGGCGCCGGTGAAGGTGCCCAAGAGATGCTCGAAGAGGGCGGCGGCAAGGTGGCAGCCAATGCGGCGCTGCGCACCGTCGATCCCGAGCGCAAGCTCTCGGAAGGGCTGGGCGAAACGATCGGCCAGGCGGGCCTCGTGGCCATGCTGCCCGGTGGGGCTTCCGGTTTAGCCAATGGCGCGGGCAATGTGCGCGACCGCTCGAAGCTGCAAAAGCTCAACGAGCAAATGGCCGAAGATCTCGCCCGCTTGGATGCGGAGCGCGAAGCGGTGTTTGGCGCCGGGCCGGATCCCACCGAGAATGCCGCCAGCTCTACGGATCCCGAAGCTTCACCTATCACGGAAGAGTGGGGCGATCTCGCTCCCGATTCCGCATTGCCCGAAGTCGAAACAGTCGCACCGACTCTGGGCCAACCGGCCCCCGAGGTGGAGACCGGTCCGGCACCAGTGGCCGCAGATTTGATCCCGGTCGAAACCCAACCTTTGGAAGCGCAAGCCTCCGAAGTTACGGAGCAATCTGGTGAGCAACCTATACCGGAAACTATCGTTAAAACCAAGCGAAAAGGCCGCAGTTTTCGACTCGGATCGCGTGAGGATGGGGTGACTGATCTCCTCGATCAAATCCAAGATAATGGCGGTATCGCCGGGCCTTCCACCGTTAAGGACCCCGGCGGCGAATATGATGGATTCAAGGAAACCTTTGGTGCCGGGCCCGCTCGCGTGCTCGTGCGCAAGGGTGGCAGTAAGGTGGATCAACTCATCGCCGACTTAAATGAATCAGGAGAGTTTCAATTCGAGACCACCGATGATTTTTACAACGCCGTCGCCCGCGCCGTCGAAGAGCGCCAGACCGTGCGCGAAAATGTCAAAGCCGAGATCGACCAAGGTAAATTTGAAACTGCTATCTATGACAACGAAGGCCGGCGCAAGGCCGATGCGCCGGTGCGATCCGTCAATTCGGATACTCTCAACGTCGGCACTACATTCCGCGTAAAAGGCGAGCCCTTCACCGTCACCGATATTGATCCCGATACCGGCGCTCTCATCATCCGCGATGGCCCCCGCTACGGCACTCAATCCGTGCCCGCCGATACTCCAATTTACCCCGATAAGAAAACCCTCCGGCGGGAAAAGCAAACCGCACCTACTGAGGACGTGCCCTTTGCCCGCCGCACTCCCGAGCAGCGCCAGGCTCACCGGGCCGCGCTCGAAGCGAAGCGCGCCGAATGGAAGGCCAAGCTCGAGCAGATCGCGCCGGGCTTGATCGGGCGTTTCGGGCTCAAGTTTGGCAATCCCGAGCAGTTGATCCGCCGGGGCAAGCTGGATACCCGCACGCTCACCGGCTACGAACAGGCCGCTTACGATGCCACGGAGCGGATGCTCTACCTCTTCGATCAATCGCTCCAGGCTTCGACCGATGCCCCCACGATGCTTAATCTGGTGCACGAGCTGGGGCATGCGCACTACGATACTTTAACTCCTTCCCGCCAGGCCGAGCTGCTCACGATTTGGCGCCGCGAAGTAGGCGAGAAGTCGGGCCCGCTCTATACCGGCAAGGGCTTGCGCACCGGCGTGGCCGAGGGCGTGGAAAGCAGCGTGAAAGAATGGTATGCCGAGCGCCTCGCCTGGGCTAATCGCGGCTGGGCCATCGCTCACAGCGGCGCCGGGCAAGGCATCTTCGGGCGCCTCTCCCAACAATTTCGCCAGCTCCTCGCCCAACTGCAGGGCTGGATCCAAGAAGCGCGCGGCGAATCGATCAACGTCGATTTCCGCCAGTTTCTCACGACCCCCGCGCCGCTCGAGGCCAAGTCGGGATCGGGCCCGGTGCAGACTCGGCGCGCCAAGCTCACCCCCGATGCGCAAACGGATATCTTTAGCGATGGCGCGCTGGCTGGCGGCACCGCCATCGATGCCGAGGGCTTCATGGATGAGCGCGAGCTCGTGCTCGACGCCAAGAAGAAGCAAGAGCAAGCCCAGGGCGGATTCGATTTTGCGCGGCGCCGCACGGAGCCCGGGCTTTCGATCTCGGAGCGGCTGGCCGGGGCGAAGGATGCGTTTAAGCATTGGATCGTGCGCAATTTTACCAGCGCGGGCGGGATGCCGATCGAGGCGTTTCGCGCCAAGGTAGCGCGCGAGGGTCGGCTGGCGTCGATCTCTAAGCAGATGGAATTTGCCTTGAAGGATCTCGATCTCGCGATCCACGGCGTGTATGGCGGCTATGCGGAAATGACTGAGGCCCAGCTCGAACAGCTCAATGAGGTGCTCGGGGGCAGGCAGCCGCTCGAATCTTTGGATGCCCGCATCCAGCGCCCGCTCGGCACGATGCGCTCGCAGATCGATGCGATGAGCTCGCGCTTGATCAAAGAGGGAGCGATCGAGGGCACGATGGCCGCGAAGATCGACGGCAATATTGGCTTCTATCTCAACCGTTCTTATCGGAAATTCGATGATCCCAAGTGGGCTAAGAAGGTGCCCCAGGAGATCCGCAACCGGGCGGCGACCACGATCCGCGCGCAGTTGCGCAACAAGCTGGTGCAGGATCTCGCCGATGCGGAATATCTGCGCCTGGGTAAACCGCGCGGCTCCGAACTCCTCGCGGGCGCTCAACCGGAACAGCAGGGCGAGCTGATCGAGGGCGAACAGGCCGAGCCGCAAATCAATTTCCAGGACCGCAAGCGCGCCGAGTATCAACTGGTGCGCGATGAGATCGCCGGCCGCGACGATGTGCAGGTGCCCGAGGAGCAGGTGCAGGGCATGATCGAGTATCTGCTCGGCAAGGATGTGACGGGCCCTGGGCAACTCTTTAGTGCGCCCAACTCTGGCCAGAAGGATCTGCGCGTGCTCACGAAGCGCAAACAGATCCCCCCCGAGATCCGCGCGCTCCTGGGTGAATACAAGGATCCCCGCGTGAACTACCTGCGCAGCGTGGGCAAGACGGCGCAGATCGTGGAGAGCCACGCCTACCTGGTGAAGCTGCGCGAGCTGGGCCTGGGCGATTGGTTGCACGATCGCCCGATCAGCAATGCGACCGGCAACTATACCGTGCCGCTCGCGGGCGAGGGCAGCGATGCCTGGGCTCCCCTTAATGGACTTTACACCACGCCGGAAATCGCCGCGGCGCTCAAGAGCCAGCTCGCCGCGACCGATCCCGCCTGGGCTTGGTGGCTGCGCCTCAATGGCTGGGCCAAGACCGCCAAGACCGTATTTTCTCCCATGACTCAGACCCGCAATCTCGCGGGTAATCTCGGTTTCCTCGTGGCCAATGGCCACTGGCGCGGGCATAAGGTGGCCGAGGTCTGGCGCGCGATGCGCACCGAACTTTTCAACGACCGCAAGGGCCGCGCTTATGTGGCCAAGCTCTCGCGCCTGGGGATCCTGGGCGAGAGCGTGAGTGCGGGCGAGCTCAAGGAAGCGCTCGGCGATGCGGGCATGAAACTGCAGGGCTTCGAGGAGTGGACCGAGCACCGGCTCACTCGGGCGGCGAAATCGCCGTTCAAATTGGCCGCTCGTCTCTACCGGCTCAATGATGAGATTTTCAAGGTGTATGCGTTTGAGAACGAGCGCGCCGCTTGGGCGAGTGCCGAGCCGGGCCTCACGGCCGAGCAGCTCGATACGATCGCGGCCGAGCGGGTGCGTAATACGCTGCCCACTTATAGCCTGATCCCCAACGCCGCGCAAAAGGTGCGCCGGGTCGCGCTTACCGGATCGTTTCTCTCCTTTCCGGCCGAGGTGGTGCGCACCACTTGGCACGCGCTTAATTACATGCAGCAGGATCTGCGCAGCGCGAATCCTCGGATCAAAGCGATGGGCGCGAAGCGAGCCGCCGGGCTGATCACCGTGGCTACGCTCCCGGCCGCGATCTCGATGATGAGCAAATGGCTGACCGGGATGGATGATGATGAAGAGCGCAAGCTGCGCCGCTTCCTCCCGGAGTGGAATCGCAATGCCGATCTCTATCACCTGGGCAATGATGGCAAGGGCGCTTACAAGATGATCGATGCGAGCTACCTCGATCCGTGGAACTATCTCAAGAAACCGCTCACGGCGATGCTCAACGGGGAGAATTGGGAGCAGGGGATCACCGAGGCGATGCTCGAGGCTTCCGCACCGTTTGCGGGCGAGGGTATTCTCACGAAATCAATCTTCGACCTGGCGCGCAACCAGGACGCGCGCGGGTATCAAATCTTCAATCCCGAGCTGCCCTTTATCGATCGCTCGATCGAGCAGCTCAATCATGTGTGGCGCACTTTCGAGCCGGGCTTTATCAACCAGGGCCGGCGCATCGTGAAGGCCGCGAAGGGCGAAAAGAGCGATAGCGGGCGACTCTACGATCTCAAGGGTGAGGTGGGCGCCGTGCTCACTGGTGCCCGCGCGCAATCGCTCGATGCACACCAGGGGTATCTGAGCAAGGCGAAGGAATTTTCGGCGCGCAAGAGCGCGATCGAGCAGATCTATCTGCGTGTGAAGCACAACCGGGGCGAGGTGACACCCGAACAGAAAGAGGCCGCGCGCGAGACGATGGAAACCGCCCGGCGCGAGCTCTACCGGATCGGCTCACTCGATAGCCAAGCGGCGCGGGGCCTCGGCGTAAGCCAGGGCGAGATCGCGATCGCGCAACTCGGCGCCGGCCTGAGCAAGCTCGATGTGGCGCTCCTGATCAGCGGCCAATACATTCCCTACTTCGACCGCCCGGATAGCCGCAACCGGATCCTGCAAAACATGATCCGGGGGAAGTGAGGGAGCGTTTTAGCAAGCATCGGGTGGGGGAATTCAAACACTAAGCGCCGTGAAGCTCGGCGATCGATGTAAGCGATTCGATCCATTGCTGGTAATCGGCCTCGTTGTCACCGGTGGCCGGAACAAACTCTTTGCCCTTCGCTGGGTAGTGGGTCAGTTGAATTTTCGCTGCCTTGATTTTAAAATGCCTTACACAATCCTTAAATTGTAAATTTAATGTAAAAATGACAAGAACATGCGAATTTGCTATTCCATTGTGATCAAGACACGTTGTTACATCGTCGCTGATATTATTATATCTCTATCTATCCATACCCATGAAATACGAACGCTTCAGTGAAATTTGGACCACATTGGTCACCAATCGCACGCCCGCAGGAAATGTTGAGCATGAACCTGTGCTTAATAATGGTGTTTCTGAACATACTGTCTCCGCTCTGGTTGCGGCCGCCGATGGGGATCATTCCCAATTCGACGATATCGCTAAGACCCTTATTGAACGCGATATCTAATGGCCGATCCAGCCGAGCGAGCGCCGGGCGGATATTGCCCGCAAGGCTGCGGCGGCAAGATGGAACCTTCCAACCGCAACCCACGCCGGTGATGTCACGATAGGGTCGTGGCAAATCCCGTGTTACAATTTGGCTGATGGTCGTCGCCTAATCTCACAACGCGGATTTATGGAGATTATCGAAATGCGGGGGAGAAAAGAGATTGGACACCGCATCGGGGCTATTATCACCAATGCAGGGCTTAAGAGCCCTAAGCTCAGCAAGTTAGCATTGGACACCCAAACCCCCATAAAATTTATCACGCCCAACGGGGTTATGGCGTTTGGATTTGAAGGCCAGCTAGTCATCGACTATTGCAAGGCACTCTTAGAATTGCGCCGGTCAAAAGCACTCGCGCCTTCATCGTTCGTATCGGTAACTCGCTTCGCTCGCACCTCATCTGAGTTGTTAAGCAATGAATTATTTTTGCGTTTTTCTAAACGGCATCGGTGAATTTTGCGGTGCCGTGTTCCACGTAGCTATCTCGGGTGGTGCGTTGGTCGCGGTGGCCGAGCCCTTCCGAGGCGGCTTGCAGGCCGTGCTCTTTCGCGGCGGTGTTACCATAGAGCCCGCGCAGCTCGTGCACCGGGCAACGGTTTTCTTGATAGCCGATCTCTCGGAGCCAGATCTTGAGCTCCTCGAGCACTTCGTCGCGCTCGGCGAGATCTCCGGGCAAAATGTATTCGGAAGGGCTGAGCCGGTGCTCCTTCATCGCGGCCCAGGTGCGGGGCGAGATCCCGGTGGTGTAGGTGCCGCGCTTGGCGACCGCTACCCGCATGATCGCGGAGCCATCGGCCGCGCCGTTGTTGAACCAATCCCACTTGGCGTATTTCGCGGAGCCGCGGCGCAGGCCGCCGTTGGCTGTGAGGACCAGCGCAAACCAGAGCGGCGGATTCGAGGTGAGAAACTCCTCGGCGCCTGCCTTGAGCGCCGCGATCACCTCGGGCTTTGGCATGATAAACTCTCTCGTGGTGCCACCGCCGGCCTGGAAGGCCATAAACTCGGAGATCTCCGGGATCGATAGATCGCGATAGGCCCGCTCTTGGCGGACTACCTGGGCGAAGAGGGATCGAGCGTGGCCAATCGTGCTCTTGATCGTCACCCTGGCGCTGCGCAGCTTTGCTTTGTAGATCTCGGGATCCCAGCCGGCCGCATCGGCCTTGGCCTTGAACTCCTCGGTGCGCTTGGCGCGGAAATCGATCAGCAGATCCAGCGTGCAGAGCGAGAGACGCGCGGTATCAACCGAGAAGTTTTTGCCGTGGATCGCCCGGATGATCAGCCGCATATCCTTAATATTGCGCTCCATCGTGATCGGATTGATCGATCGCCCGGCACAAACCTGCCGATAAGCCGCGAAGAGCTCGGCAAAGGTCGAGCAATCGTCGCGGGTCCTGGTAAGTTGCAGGATCGCATAAGTATCGCGGGCCAGCTCGACCTTGAACGCCCGCAGCGCTTCGATGACAAAGGGGGCATTTAATCCCTCCTCATCGGCCTGGATCTTGAGTGCGCGCCAGTGTTCCTTGCCGTCCATCTCGATCCGAGCATGACACCATTTACCTTTTCCGCGCACGACTAAGTGCGATATTTTAGACCAGTTATATGCTTTCATGTGGGGAATGTTTCGCGTAGTTGCTACGGAATCTGCACGTAAATTGCTACGGCAATACCACGAAAGCAAGCGAAATCTTGCGAACTTATTATTTCAAAACAGCGCATGAAAAAGGCCCTCCCACCAGTGGTGAAGAGGGCCTTTTAAGAGTGGCTGCCCGGGTAGGGGTCGAACCTACGACCAAGTGATTAACAGTCACGTCTTGTTGTTTTGCTAAGTGCTGCAAATCAAGTGCTTACGATTCTATTATTTGACTGCTACGGGTTCCGCTACGGAGGATTAATGGGGGCCGCTGAGGGCGGAAAGGGTGTTGGCAAAGTAGCCGCGGGAATGAGTGCTCCCGGAGAGATGCTCGGTGATGTGGATGAGGTCATCGCCTTTAACGAGAATTTCAAAGGTGGGGGTAGAAATCGTCGAGCTCGAGGTGATGCGGAATCGATTGTAATCGTCGGTATTGGATATTGTTTCGATCGAGTAGGCTATTTTCGTGCCATTCCGGTCTAGCACGAGTGACTCGGCGGTTATATACAGGACTTCACGCGTGGAGAATGAGGTTGATACATTGATCCACATGCCGCGCAAGTAGGGTGGTGGTTCGTTAATGGAGTTCCACCTCGTCTCCCGGGGCTGCCAGATTGATAATATAATAAACAGTCCTAGCGCGATAATGCAGCCGATCTCTGTTGTTGTTGTGTTTTTCACGGATACGGACCGACCGAATGGATCTTCTGCGCGTCGGAGTATTTGCACGGCGCTAAAATGCGGACGATGCGGTGCTAATCAAGAATAGAAGCGAGGTTTTTAATTAGCTGAGCCACATCGGAGTTGCTGGTGGCATGTTCTTCGAGTTTGGCGAGTTGGTGCTTGAGGGTGTCGGTAAATTCTTTGTCTTCGCGGAGCTGGCCGAAGTGGATCACGATCTCATCGCGATAATCAGCCGGACATTCATCGAGCAAGAAATTCTGCAAGCAATGCTCTTGATCTTCCCGGTGCCTTAATACTGGCAGCAGTCCGCGCACGTGGTCGCTCGTGACCGGCCGCTCGTTGTTGAGGATCCGAGATAGCACGCTTTGGGCGATCCCGGCCCGCACGGCTGCGTGGGTGCGCAGGGTGCCATCGGCTTGTAGGGCTGCGTTAAATGTTCGTGTGAATCGGCTCACATGTATGCCAAAACAGCAAATATTGGGATTTGGCAAACATTTTTGTTGCCAATTCCAGTTACGGCATATTTCCCTATTTGGCATGTCAGCCAGTGTCGCACAATTTTGGGAGAGTATTCGGGATATTTCCCGGCTCACTCGCCGCGCTTCTAAAGTCGATATCGATGCCGCTATGGCGGCGATGGAAGTCGAGCGGATGGCGGATGAAAAGCTGCAGGGCCTCAATGAGGCCCAATCGCTACCAATGGCTGCGAGCTTTTCGCGCCGCAAAGAGGACCCTTTTCCAGTCAAATAATGGCGCGATCTTCTGCACAGCTCGAAGCTACTTTTTCCACGGCCGAGGTCATGGAACATTTCGGGATTAAGAAGACCAAGCTGCACGAGCTGCTCTATTGGGGGCGCCGCATGAAGGGCCCGCACCCGCTGCTCGGTGGCCTTTGGCCAGTGTTCCGGGTGAGTCACAAGTGCACGCGGATAACTCAAACGGCGATCGATCGTCACCTGCGCCACATGGATCGCCTCGAGGATGATCCAATGTATGCCGCCCAACAGAAGGCGAAAGCCCGGCCGCTCGAGGGAGTGCGCTACGGAGTCGCCGCTTAAATTTTTTGAGGATGGAAAACAATACCGAGATAACAGAACCTCTCCTGCCTGGCATCGAAGGCGATGCTTCGTTTGGATCAGAACTGCTCGCGACACCGGAAAGCCAGTCAGCGCTCTACTCGGGCAAGATCGTCGAGAAGAATAAAGAGCGCGTGGATCAGATCATCCAGGCCCGGGCAATGGGATTTCCTATCAGGCAGATCTGCACGGCGTTCAAGGTGAGCAGTCACACGATCGCCGAGCTCGAGCAGCGCCACGCCACGAAGTTAGCTACACTAAAAGGAAGGTTAGCGCGCAAGTTCGGGATCTTCGTTGAGCTCGGTCTCGATCGAGCGATCAACGAAGTGGATAAGATCGATATCGATAAGCTCATGGTCTCCCTGGGTATCGCGACCGACAAGATGCAGGTCCTCAGCGATTCGCCGTCGATCATCGTCGGTCAGTCAGGCGAAGGCCCCAAGCGTTTCAGCGTGGACACACTCAATGCACGGCTCCGCAACGTCACAGGAACCGGTTCCGATGGCGAAGAAAGCGCCCAAACGCGCGAGGCGTCGATCGTGGGCAGCTGGTCGAGATCGAGGCCGGAAGTGACAACCAATCACCTTAAAATATGCGTAACTCATTGATAATCAACACCACTAATAAATTGCTACGGCATTTGCCCCGGAATCGGTCGATAAAAGGGGTGGATCCGGTCGCTGATCGGTTCGGTTTCCGGGCGGATCGGGATGGATGCCGCGACCCTCGATTG